TTTTTGGAGTGACACTTAATTCAGACTTGAGTGAAAGTGAATACAACCTAGCAGCAAAATTTTATCGAGAAATCAAAAACTATTATTTATATATCTATGAAAAGAGAGTTTCAGAATTAACCATCGATGATTTCGAATAAAGGAGGAACTACAAATGGAAGAAACAATCAAACATTTTTTAGAATTTAGAAAGCAATTCACACCTGCACAGTGGCACGAAATCAACAGAATTATTGACGGACAATTTAGTAAAAAAGCCGCCGAGCTACGACTCGACGACCAAGATGTTGAGGTTATTAAAAATATTATTACTCAACAAAAGATTATGAAGTAACAATTTGAATAAAGATAGGATGAATTCGGTAATCTTTACCCTTGTAATTAATCATGATGTAGTCCTGTTGATACATTGTATCAGCTTCTAATTTTTGAATTGGAGACCATAATTCAGCGTTTTCTTCCCACCATATTGATGGAGAAGTCATACGAGGTCCCATTTTGCAATTTTCATCATCATGAAGATTAACCCATTCACCTAAAAGACAAGCGTGGACTTGTTCCATACTTATCACCTCCTTAGGTTGATAACAACATTATACATGAAAGGAGCATAAACATTATGCAAGAATTACAAACATTTAATTTTGAAGAATTACCAGTAAGGACATTAGAAGTTGATGGAGAACCATATTTTATAGGGAAAGATGTTGCTGACATTTTAGGATATGCAAACGGACGAGATGCTTTGTCAAAACATGTTGATGCAGAAGATAAGCTGACGTCGCAAATCGCGACGGCAGGTCAAAACAGAAATGTAACGATCATCAACGAATCAGGACTATACAGTTTAATCTTTTCTAGCAAATTAGAAAATGCGAAGCGGTTCAAACGCTGGGTAACATCAGATGTCCTACCAGCCATTCGCAAACACGGTATCTACGCAACGGACAACGTAATTGAACAAACATTAAAAGATCCAGACTACATCATTACAGTGTTGACTGAGTATAAGAAAGAAAAAGAGCAAAACTTACTTTTACAACAAGAAATCGGAGAACTAAAACCCAAAGCAGACTATGTAGATGAAATCTTAAAGTCAACTGGCACATTAGCCACAACTCAAATCGCGGCAGACTACGGTATATCAGCACAAAAGTTAAACAAACTACTACACGAAGCTAGACTACAACGAAAAGTAAATAAACAGTGGGTGCTTTACTCAGAACACATGGGCAAGAGTTACACAGATTCAGACACTATAACAATTGTGCGTTCTGATGGCAGAGAAGACACAGTTTTACAAACTAGATGGACACAAAAAGGCAGATTGAAAATACATGAAATCATGACTGAATTCGGTTATGAAGCTAATTTAGGGGGAGCGTAAATGACACCAGAACAAAAAGAAAAGCTAAACAATATAGTATTAACACTTTATGCAGTTAAAGAAAACAAAAGTCAAACATACACATACAAAGATACTCTTACTGTGACATATGCAGGCGAGATTGAGCACACTTACGAAGTCGACAGAGAGAAACACCTTGAATCAATGATTGAGTGGGCAATTGACCAAATCGAACAGCACTTTGATTTAGACGAAGAAGAATAACACACAATTGAACAAACAACTTAATAGGAGGAATTACAAATGAACGCACTATACAAAACAACCCTCCTCACCACAATGGCAGTTGTGACTTGGAAGGTTTGGAAGATAATTATAAAAATGGTGTGAAACTATTTAAAATCTTTTCTTTTATTCTTTAAATCAAAAGCATTAGCAAGACACGAAGCGACATAGCATACAGCTATTACCGCAGTTGAAAAGAAGTAATTCACGTAATCATCATTAGCAGTCCTGACAAACATATTAACAGCAACACTTTTAGCAACAGTTAATGAAACATCGTGAACAAACGATGAGGAAGGAGCCAAAAAATATTGATTGATAGATTTATAGAATATCTTATCACTTTCTTTGGTATTTACGTCATCTATTGGATGGGCAGAATTGACGGTTTTACCAAGAACAGGGACATCGACAGTATCGACAAAAGACTTTCTCAAATGAGTGCTAACTTTGCGGACTTCATCATCCGGAAAGCTGTTAGAACTTATGAATTCATCAAGAATTTTTTCAGAAAATAAATTAGATTTGAACATTGGATGATTCTTAGTTACTTGATGCATATAGGAAGCCCAATCAGATAATTTAGATTGGTTAATTCTAATGCTATTCATAACATTATTAACGGTCGATTGAATTTCCAGAGCGTTCATAACATACGAATTATTCATAGTATTTGCGGCTTTAGCGTAAGCTTCGACAGGCAATTTAGACAAGATAGCTTGATTTTTCTTTATTAAATCTAACTGTCGTTGAGTGAGATTTATATTATTCATAATTATCACCTCCTTTCACTAGGAGATAACTAAATTATACACAACACAAAAATAAAAAGGAGAAAAAGATATGATAAAAAATAGTTTGCAAGCTAAAGAACTTGCGGTAATTTTATCTGTTTCAAAATCCAAAGCAGGACAAATAATAAGAGAACTGAATAAAGAGCTTGAAGATGAAGGATACATTGCGATACGAGGCAGAATACCAGTCCAATTAGCTAGGAAAAAATTCCCTTATCACGACTTATCAGACGAGAGAATAATGGAGGAGTTGAAAAAAGTAAATGAGCAACATTTATAAAAGCTACCTATTAGCAGTACTGTGCTTCACAGTCTTAGCGATTGTACTTATGCCGTTTCTATACTTCACTACAGCATGGTCAATTGCAGGATTCGCAAGCATAGCGACATTCATATTTTATAAGGAATACTTTTATGAAGAATAAAAAAACTGCTACTTGCGCCAACAAGTAACAGTAAGTGTTCATTAAAATATACAACTTAATTAAATCAAAATATACGGAGGTAGTCAACTATGGCTGAAAATATTAAAACAGAACAACATTATTACACTAAAGATTTCTCAGGATACAGAAATGAAGAAGATAATTTTGTAGCAAATCAAGAATTGACAGTAACAATCACATTGAACGAGTACAGAAAACTTATTGAAATAAAGGCTGTTAAAGATAAAGAAGAAGATACTTACAGAGGTAAGTATTTTGCGGAAGAAAGAAAAAACGAAAAATTGGAAAAAGAAAATATAAAACTGAAAAACAAAATTTATGAATTACAAAACGAAGAAGATAACGAGGAGTGCGAAGAGGAGTACGAAGAATACAAGGAGGACTAAAACAATGTATTACAAAGCGGGTGAGATAAAAAATAAAATTATAAACTTTAACGGGTTCGAATTTAAAGTGTCTGCGATGAAGAGACATGACGGTATCAGTATACAAGTTAAGGATATGAATAATGTTCCACTTAAATCATTTCATGTCGTAGATTTAAGCGAACTATATATTGCAATGGATGCAATGCACGACGTTATAAACGAATGGATTGAAGAGAACACAGATGAACAGGACAGACTAATTAACTTAGTCATGAAATGGTAGGTGCGATATGAAACCACATAAATTTAAACGAATGGCAATTGACTTAATAGAACGTGTACAAAGCACTTCTTATCAAGTTGATTATAAGTACAACGTTATATGGGTCTGGCACTACAGCGATGACTATTTAGGAAAAGTCGCATCAATAAATATGCACAACAATGTAGATGACGATAACACAATATTGGCTAGATACGAGAAAGCTAAAAAGATGCTAGCGGGGGAGGTGTTAAGCGATGGCTAATCTATATGAGTTATCAGAAGCATTTAAAGAGTTGTCTAATCAAGATGAATTAGACCAAACATTATTAAAAGACACATTAGATTCTATTCAAGCAGAAATGAATGTCAAAGTAGATAACATTGTCAATTGGAGACGTGAAACTTTAGGTGACATAGATGTCATAGATAAAGAGATTAAACGACTTCAAAATTTAAAAAAACAAAAACAAAATTTAACTGATCGATTAAGAGATTACTTAAAAGAAATGTTAGAAACACAAGAAGTAGATAGTTACCGCACAGCTACTAATCATATTTTTAAACGCAAAAACGGAGCTAGTAAAAATATTATCGATGAAAAACTTATTCCAAAGGATTATTGGCTATCACAAGCCCCGAAACTTAATTCTAAGCAACTAATCGATGATTTGAAAGCTGGGAAAGATATTCCTGGCGTTGAATTAAAGGTAACAGAAAGTCTGGTGATTAAGTGATGAATAAATCAGAAACAGTTGTTGAAATAAATAAAGCTATGGTTGCATTTCGCAAGGAAGTAAAACAACCGCTCAAAGATAAAAACAATCCATTTTTTAAATCAAAATACGTACCTCTTGAGAACGTTGTAGAAGCCATTGACGAGGCCGCAACACCTCATGGACTGTCTTATACTCAATGGGCTTTGAACGATGTAGACGGGCGCGTAGGAGTCGCTACAATGCTTATGCATGAAAGCGGTGAATATATCGAGTATGATCCTGTATTTATGAATGCAGAAAAGAATACGCCACAAGGAGCAGGCTCGTTAATAAGTTATCTTAAACGTTATTCGCTATCTGCGATTTTCGGTATTACTAGTGACCAAGACGATGACGGAAATGAAGCAAGTGGAAAAAATAATAATCCAAAACAGCAAACTAGAACGCAATGGGCAAGTAGCGAAACTATAGGGATTTTAAAGAAAGAGGTTATAAGTTTCACTAAATTGATAAAGGGCACGGATAAAGAAGCGCCACAAAATATAGTAGAACAAAAATTCGACATAAATAACTATAAATTAACAGAAAAACAAGCAGCAGAAGCTATTCAAAAAATACGAAATAACGCAAAAACAATTACTGGAGGAAAACGATAATGTTAAACAGAGTAGTTTTAGTAGGACGCTTAACAAAAGACCCAGAATTCAGAACAACGCCAAACGGTGTAAGTGTAGCTACTTTCACTCTTGCAGTCAATAGAACATTCACAAACGCACAAGGAGAACGCGAGGCAGATTTTATTAATTGTGTAACTTTTAGAAAACAAGCAGATAACGTGAATAACTATTTATCAAAAGGATCATTAGCTGGTGTTGACGGACGCCTACAATCACGTAGTTATGAAAATCAAGAAGGTCGTCGTGTATTCGTTACCGAAGTTGTATGTGACAGTGTCCAATTCCTAGAACCGAAGAATAACAACCAACAACCAAACAACAATTATCATCAACAAAGACAAACTCAAACTGGTAATAATCCTTTTGATAATACCATTGCGATTACTGATGATGACTTACCGTTCTGATTGGAATGATTAAATGCCGAAAATTACTAGTTATATCACTCAAGACGACGGCACAACAACAGTTGTCATCTCGGATGTTGAATTAGGCAATAAAGAAACATTACTACTTGATAACGGGTTTGATGTAGAAGTAGATGTAAACGTTATAGATCCGTTTCAAATTACCGGCAAGCAACGACGAAAAATATTCGCGCTTGTCAAAGATATAGAAGAACATACAGGTCAACCAATGGACTATATGAGACATATGTTCATCGAGTATGTAAGAACATATTACGGCTATGATGAACGTATTTCGCTAAGTAATTGTACGAGAACACAAGCGAGTCAAATCATTGAAGCAACGCTTGACTGGACGTTTCACAACGACATACCACTTAGCTACAAAACAAGCGATTTACTGAAACAAGATAAATCATTCTTGTACTGGTCTACAATCAACCGCAACTGTGTAATATGCGGAAAGCCTCACGCTGACCTAGCACATTATGAAGCAGTAGGTAGAGGCATGAACAGAAACAAGATGAATCACTACGACAAACATGTATTAGCGTTATGTCGCGAACATCACAACGAGCAACATGCGATTGGCGTTAAGTCGTTTGATGATAAATATCACTTGCATGACTCATGGCTAAAAGTTGATGAGAGGCTCAACAAAATGCTGAAAGGAGGAGAATAATGGTTAAATCGATATTTTTACAAGATGGAGAAGAAATTTTTGTTGATGATGAAGATTATGAGAGGGTTAATCAATATATTTGGACAAAATCTTATGTAGATAACGTTAGAAGAATTCACACAAAGACACTCAACGTTAGCTTAAGTGGATTTGTATTAGAAAATGGTTTTCAAAAAATAAAAAATAATGATTTTACCAAAAACAACATCACTTCAATTGGTTATCAACAACGATGGGCAAGGCCTACAAGAAATACTTCGAGTATCTATAAAGGTGTTTATTTAAATCGAAAAACAAAAAAATGGTCTGCTGTAATAAAAATTGATAGCAAATCTAAATATTTAGGTAGTTTTGTTGATGAATGGGAGGCAGCTAAAGCATACAACAGCGCAGTAGATAAATATTGGGACGGACAAGGTTATAAGAATCATAAAAATCAAAATGACTCTATATTTGAATATGAATACAAAACTTACAAAGACCAAAAACGTCGTAGAAGAGGAAAAAGTAAGTTCAAAGGAGTCTATTTAACTCAAAGTGGTTATGTAGCGCAAATAACTTATAAAAGAAAGACATATCATATTGGATGGTCAAAAAATATTTATGAGACTGCTCTCATGTTTAATAAAATTAATTTTTATTTACATGGTTCAGACGTAATCCTTAATGACGTACCTATGACAGATGAACTTAAAGAATTCATAAATAACTGGGAAGTACCGGACAAAATAAAAGCACTGAAAGAAGGTGCTGAGAATGACTGAACAACCAAGTTACTACTCAATAATAACGGCAAATGTCAGATATGATAATCGACTTACTGATAGTGAAAAATTACTTTTTGCAGAAATAACGTCTTTAAGTAATAAGTATGGATACTGCACAGCAAGTAATGGTTACTTTGCAACTTTATACAACGTCGTTAAAGAAACTATATCTCGTAGAATTTCGAACCTTATCAAATTTGGTTATCTAAAAATCGAAATTATCAAAGAAGGTAATGAAGTTAAACAAAGGAAGATGTACCCCTTGACGCAATCGTCAATGCCTATTGACGCAAAAATCAATACCCCTATTGATAATTCTGTCAATACCCCTATTGACGCAAATGTCAAAGAGAATAATACAAGTATTAATAATACAAGTAATAACAATATAAATAGAATAGATATATTGTCGGGCAACCCGACAGCATCTTCTATACCCTATAAAGAAATTATCGATTACTTAAACAAAAAAGCGGGCAAGCATTTTAAACACAATACAGCTAAAACAAAAGATTTTATTAAAGCAAGATGGAATCAAGATTTTAGGTTGGAGGATTTTAAAAAGGTGATTGATATCAAAACAGCTGAGTGGCTAAACACGGATAGCGATAAATACCTTAGACCAGAAACACTTTTTGGTAATAAATTTGAGGGATACCTCAATCAAAAAGCAGAACCAACTGGCATAGATCAATTGGAACGTATGAAGTACGACGAAAGTTATTGGGATTAGGGGGGGATATTATGAAACCACTATTCAGTGAAAAGATAAACGAAAGTTTGAAAAAATATCAACCTACTCATGTCGAAAAAGGATTGGAATGTGAGAGATGTGGAAGTGAATACGACTTATATAAGTTCGCTCCTACTAAAAAACACCCGGATGGTTACGAGTATAAAGACGGTTGCAAATGTGAAATCTATGAGGAATATAAGCGAAACAAGCAACGGAAGATAAACAACATATTCAATCAATCAAACGTTAATCCGTCTTTAAGAGATGCAACAGTAAACAACTACAAGCCACAAAATGAAAAACAAGTACACGCTAAACAATCAGCAATAGAGTATGTACAGGGTTTCTCTACAAAAGAACCAAAATCATTAATATTTCAAGGTTCATATGGAACTGGTAAAAGCCACCTAGCATACGCTATCGCAAAAGCAGTTAAAGCTAAAGGGCATACAGTTGCTTTTATGCATATACCAATGTTGATGGATCGTATCAAAGCGACATACAACAAAAATGCAGTAGAGACTACAGACGAACTAGTCAAATTACTTAGTGAGATTGATTTACTTGTACTAGATGATATGGGTGTAGAAAACACAGAACACACTATAAATAAACTTTTCAGCATTGTTGATAACAGAGTAGGTAAAAACAACATCTTTACAACTAACTTTAGTGATAAAGAACTAAATCAAAATATGAACTGGCAACGTATAAATTCGAGAATGAAAAAAAGAGCAAGAAAAGTAAGAGTAATCGGAGACGATTTCAGGGAGCGAGATGCGTGGTAATCACAAAACAAAATATAAAAGAAATATTACATTGTAGAGATGTATATGCTCAAAAGATGATTGATTTTGCAAACGGAGACCAAGAGAAACTTAAAAAACTTATTGATGATAAGTTGAAAGAAAAAGAAGAAAGACCCGCAATCGTCGAATATTAAGGAGTGTTAAAAATGCCGAAAGAAAAATATTACTTATACCGAGAAGATGGCACGGAAGATATTAAGGTCATCAAGTATAAAGACAACGTAAATGAAGTTTATTCGCTCACAGGAGCCCATTTCAGCGACGAAAAGAAAATTATGACTGATAGTGACCTAAAACGATTCAAGGGCGCTCACGGGCTTCTATATGAGCAAGAGCTAGGTTTACAAGCAACGATATTTGATATTTAGAGGTGGACGATGAGTAAATACAACGCTAAGAAAGTTGAGTACAAAGGAATTGTATTTGATAGCAAAGTAGAGTGTGAATATTACCAATATTTAGAAAGTAATATGAATGGCACTAACTATGATCGTATCGAAATACAACCGAAATTTGAATTACAACCTAAATTCGGGAAACAAAGATCGATTACGTATATAGCCGATTTCTCTTTGTGGAAGGAAGGGAAACTGGTTGAAGTTATAGACGTTAAAGGTAAGGCGACTGAAGTTGCCAACATCAAAGCGGAGATATTCAGATATCAGTATAGAGATGTGAATTTAACGTGGATATGTAAAGCGCCTAAATACACAGGTCAAGAATGGATGGTATATGAGGACTTAGTGAAAGTCAGACGTAAAAGAAAAAGAGAAATGAAGTGATTTAATGCAACAACAAGCATATATAAACGCAACGATTGATATAAGGATATCTACAGAAGTTGAATATCAGCATTTTGATGATGTGGATAAAGAAAAAGAAACGCTGGCAGATTACTTATATAACAATCCGAACGAAATACTAGAGTATGACAATTTAAAAATTAGAAACGTAAATGTAGAGGTGGAATAAATGGGCAGTGTTGTAATCATTAATAATAAACCATATAAATTTAACAATTTTGAAAAAGAAATAATGGCAAAGCGTGGGATAAATGCTGGAATTGTTTCTAAACGTGTAAGAGGTTGTTGGGAGTTTTCAGAAGCTTTAGACGCGCCTTATGGCATGCATCTAAAAGAATATAGAGAAATGAAACAAATGGAAAAAATTAAACAAGCGAGACTCGAACGTGAATTGGAAAGAGAGCGAAAGAAAGAGGCAGAGCTACGTAAGAAGAAACCGCATTTGTTTAATGTACCTCAAAAACATTCACGTGATCCGTACTGGTTCGATGTCACTTTTAACCAAATGTTTAAGAAATGGCAGGAAGCATAAATGCCTAAAACCGATAGCGCACGTAAAGAATACTTAAACCAATTTTTCGGCTCTAAGAGATATCTGTATCAGGATAACGAGCGAGTGGCACATATCCATGTAGTAAATGACACTTATTACTTTCACGGGCATATCGTACCAGGTTGGCAAGGCGTAAAGAAGACGTTTGATACAGCCGAAGAGCTAGAAATATATATAAAGCAACATGGTTTGGAATACGAGAAACAGAAGCAACTAACTTTATTTTAGAGGAGATGGAAATGATGAATAACCGCGAACAAATTGAACAGTCCGTTATAAGTGCTAGTGCGTATAACGGTAATGACACAGAGGGATTACTAAAAGAGATTGAAGACGTGTATAAGAAAGCGCAAGCGTTTGATGAAATTCGCGAAGCTATTAATGCGCAATGGGTTGAGTATCCAGAAGACTGGGCGTCAGAGGTTTTGAGAGAAGTAAGAGAGCTTGAATATGAGGAGGAACAGGAAAATGACTAACACATTACAAGTAAAACTATTATCAAAAGACGCTAGAATGCCCGAACGAAATCATAAGACGGATGCAGGTTATGACATATTCTCAGCTGAAACTGTTGTACTGGAGCCACAAGAAAAAACAGTAATAAAAACAGATGTAGCTGTAAGCATACCAGAGGGCTATGTCGGGCTGTTAACTAGCCGTAGTGGTGTAAGTAGTAAAACGCATTTAGTGATTGAAACAGGCAAGATAGATGCGGGATATCATGGCAATTTAGGAATTAATATCAAGAATGATGCACAAGTATATTTAACAACTAACGAACAGTGTTTTGATATACAAGGAGAAATGGAAAATTCTTTTGTAAATAATGCTAAGAAAAAACCTTTTACTATAAATGATTATTACGAAATATATAAAGGCGACAAACTAGCACAACTGGTTATCGTACCTATATGGACACCTGAACTAAAGCAAGTGGAGGAATTCGAGAGTGTTTCAGAACGTGGAGCAAAAGGCTTCGGAAGTAGCGGAGTGTAAAGACATCTTAGATCGGGTCAAGGAGGTTTTGGGGAAGTGACACAATACTTAGTCACAACATTTAAAGATTCAACAGGACGTAAGCATACACACATAACTAAAGCTAAGAGCAATCAAAGGTTTACAGTTGTTGAGGCAGAGAGTAAAGAAGAAGCAAAAGAGAAATATGAGGCGCAAGTTAAAAGAGATGCAATTGAATCAATCACACTTATTGAGGAGCGTGGGAAATGAATCAGCTGAGAATTTTATTACATGACGGTAGTAGTTTGATATTACATGAAGATGAATTATTTAACGAAATAGTATTTGTTTTGGACAATTTTAGAAATGATGATGACTATTTAACGATAGAAAAAGATTATGGCAGAGAACTTGTATTGAACAAAGGTTATATAGTTGGGATCAATGTTGAGGAGGCAGATGATGATTAACATACCTAAAATGAAATTCCCGAAAAAGTACACTGAAATAATCAAAAAATATAAAAATAAAACACCTGAAGAAAAAGCTAAGATTGAAAATGATTTTATTAAAGATATTAATGATAAAGACAGTGAATTTTACAGTCCTATGATGGCTAATATGAATGAACATGAACTAAGGGCTATGTTAAGAATGATGCCTAGTTTAATTGATACTGGAGATGACAATGATGATTAAAAAACTTAAAAATATGGATTGGTTCGATATCTTTATTGCTGGAATACTGCGATTATTCGGCGTAATCGCACTGATGCTTGTTGTCATATCGCCTATCTATACAGTGGCTAGTTACCAAAACAAAGAAGTACATCAAGGGACAATTACAGATAAATATAACAAGAGACAAGATAAAGAAGACAAGTTCTATATTGTATTAGACAACAAACAAGTCATTGAAAACTCCGACTTATTATTCAAAAAGAAATTTGATAGCGCAGACATACAAGCTAGGTTAAAAGTAGGCGACAAAGTAGAAGTTAAGACGATTGGATATAGAATACACTTTTTAAATTTATATCCGGTCTTATACGAAGCAAAGAAGGTAGATAAACAATGATTAAACAAATATTAAGACTATTATTCTTACTAGCGATGTATGAGTTAGGTAAGTATGTAACTGAGCAAGTATATATTATGATGACGGCTAATGATGATGTAGAGGCGCCGAGTGACTTCGCAAAGTTGAGCGATCAGTCTGATTTGATGAGGGCGGAGGTGACAGAGTAGATGTATAGCAAAGAGTCAATTGTTAATATGATAGGCACACATAAAATGAAGTGTAATGTGTTAGCTGATGTAATACCGGAATATGATAGCAATTCAATTGCACAGTATGGCATACAAGCAACGTTGCCGAAACCACAAGGGGAAAACTCAAGTAAAGTTGAAGATGTTGTTGTGAGGCTTGAGAGAGCAAATAAAAGGTATGCTCAGATGTTAAAAGAGGTTGAGTTTATAAATCAATCGCAACGGAGATTGGGACACGTTGACTTTTGTTTCTTAGAGTTATTGAAGAAAGGTTATAACAGGGATGCGATTATCAAGAAGATGCCTAACTCTAAATTAAATAGAAACAACTTCTTAGCGCGCCGTGATGAGTTAGCAGAAAAGATTTATCTACTACAGTGACGAAAATGACAAAAATGACAGAAATGACGAAAATGACACTATTTTTAAACTGTGAATTAATTTTATATAATTGATTTGTAAGAATTATCTTAAGACGTGGGGTAATAGCCACAACAGATGTTCTCATCGATGTGATTAAGAAGTGACAAACATATAAAAGATGATATGTTACGCTATTAATCACTTACTACCTGCCTATATGGTGGGTAGTTTAATTCTTGCATTTTGAGTCATAACTATTTTCCTCCTTTCACATTTATTGAACGTAGCTCCTGCACAAGATGTAGGGGCATTTTTTATATTTAAAATAACTAGAGTAATTAACGTAAAGGCGTGTGATACAGTGAAAACAATTGATTAAATTAACACCGAAGCAAGAAAAGTTTGTATTAGGACTCATCGAGGGCAAGAGCCAACGGAAAGCATATATTGACGCAGGGTATTCGACTAAAGGTAAAAGTGATAATTATATAGATAGCCGAGCTTTTGAGTTGAGTAAGAATAGTGCGATTTTAGATAGGTATGAAGAATTGCGTCAAGAAGCAGCTGAACAATCAAAATGGACACGCCAAAAGGCTTTTGAAGAATATGAGTGGCTAAAGAATGTAGCTAAGAATGACATTGAAATAGAGGGAGTGAAGAAAGCGACAGCTGATGCATTCCTCGCTAGTTTAGATGGTATGAATAGAATGACGTTAGGTAACGAAGTTTTAGCTAACAAGAAAATAGAAACTGAAATTAAGATGCTTGAGAAGAAGATTGAACAAATAGATAAAGGTGACAGTGGAACAGAAGATAAAATCAAACAACTTCACGACGCAATAACGGAAGTGATCGTCAATGAATAAACTTAAATCTTTATATACGGACAAACAAATTGAAATATTGAAGCAAACGCAAAAACAAGATTGGTTTATGTTAATTAATCACGGAGCAAAGCGTACAGGTAAAACAATATTAAACAATGACTTATTTTTACGTGAGTTAATGCGTGTGCGAAAGATAGCAGACGAAGAAGGAATTGAGACACCTCAATATATACTTGCTGGTGCAACATTAGGTACGATTCAAAAAAACGTACTAATAGAGTTAACTAACAAATATGGCATTGAGTTTAATTTTGATAAATATAATTCATTCATGTTATTTGGCGTTCAAGTGGTTCAGACAGGTCACAGTAAAGTAAGTGGTATAGGAGCTATACGTGGTATGACATCGTTTGGTGCATATATCAATGAAGCGTCGTTAGCGCATGAAGAGGTGTTTGACGAGATTAAGTCACGTTGTAGTGGAACTGGTGCAAGAATATTGGTAGATACCAACCCTGACCATCCCGAGCATTGGTTGTTGAAAGATTATATTGAAAATACAGATCCTAAAGCAGGTATACTGAGTCACCAATTTAAGCTCGATGACAATAACTTTCTTAATGATAGATATAAAGAGTCTATTAAGGCTTCAACACCATCAGGTATGTTCTATGAACGTAATATCAACGGTATGTGGGTGTCTGGTGACGGTGTAGTATATGCCGACTTTGATTTGAATGAGAATACGATTAAAGCAGATGAACTGGACGACATACCTATCAAAGAATACTTTGCTGGTGTCGACTGGGGTTACGAGCACTATGGATCTATTGTGTTAATAGGACGAGGTATAGATGGTAACTTTTATTTTATTGAGGAGCACGCACACCAATTTAAGTTTATTGATGATTGGGTGGTTATTGCAAAAGATATTGTAAGTAGATATGGCAATATTAATTTTTACTGCGATACTGCACGACCTGAATACATCACTGAATTTAGAAGACATAGATTACGTGCAATTAACGCTGATAAAAGTAAACTATCGGGTGTAGAGGAAGTTGCTAAGTTGTTCAAACAAAACAAGTTACTTGTTCTTTATGATAATATGGATAGGTTTAAGCAAGAGGTATTTAAATATGTTTGGCACCCTACAAACGGAGAGCCTATAAAAGAATTTGATGACGTGTTGGACTCGTTAAGATATGCCATATACACACATACTAAACCTGAACGATTAAGGAGGGGGAAATGACATTGTATAAGTTAATAGATGATATTGAAGCACAAGGAATATTGCCTAAGCATATTGAGGCTCTAATAGAGTCACATAAAGACGATAGAGAGAGAATGGTTAATCTCTATAATAGATACAAGACACATATTGACTATGTACCAATATTCAAACGTCGACCAATTGAAGAAAAAGAAGATTTTGAAACTGGTGGAAATGTAAGGCGATTAGACGTGTCTGTTAATAACAAACTTAACAACTCTTTTGACAGCGAAATTGTTGATACACGTGTTGGTTATTTACATGGTGTTCCTGTTACTTATGATTTAGATGAAAACGCAGAAAAAAACGAAAAGTTGAAAAAGTTTATAACCAACTTTGCCATTAGAAATAGTGTTGATGATGAGGATTCTGAAATAGGTAAAATGGCAGCAATTTGCGGATATGGTGCTAGGTTAGCATATATTGATACGAATGGTGATATTAGGATTAAGAATATAGATCCCTATAATGTTATTTTTGTTGGCGACAATATTTTAGAACCTACATACTCATTGCGCTACTTTTATGAAAAAGATGATGATAATGGCACTGATTATGTGTACGCAGAGTTTTACGATAATACTTATTATTATGTATTTCGAGGAGAAGGTATTGACGCTTTGCAAGAAGTTGGACGATATGAACATTTATTTGATTACAATCCATTGTTTGGTGTACCTAACAACAAAGAGATGATAGGAGATGCTGAAAAGGTTATTCACTTAATTGACGCATATGATTTAACAATGAGCGATGCATCAAGTGAGATTAGTCAGACACGTTTAGCATACCTTGTGTTACGCGGTATGGGTATGAGTGAAGGAATGATTCAAGAAACACAAAAGAGTGGCGCATTTGAGTTGTTCGACAAAGATATGGACGTTAAATACTTAACAAAAGATGTAAATGACACAATGATTGAGAACCATTTAGATCGAATCGAAAAGAATATCATGCGTTTTGCAAAGTCAGTAAACTTTAATTCTGACGAGTTTAACGGAAATGTACCTATCATTGGAATGAAACTTAAACTTATGGCTTTAGAGAACAAGTGTATGACGTTTGAGCGTAAGATGACAGCTATGTTGAGGTATCAATTCAAAGTTATTTTATCTGCATTAAAGCGTAAAGGGTACAACTTGGATGATGATAGTTATTTAAACCTGATATTTAAGTTCACTCGTAACATTCCAGTTAATAAGTTAGAAGAATCACAAGTGCTAATTAACCTGAAGGGACAAGTTTCAGAACGAACAAGGTTAGGACAATCACAACTAGTTGATGATGTTGATTACGAATTAGACGAAATGGAAAAAGAAAGTCTTGAATTTAATGACAAATTACCTGACATAGATGAAGGTGACGCAAATGACAAATCCCAAAATAACCAATCAGAATGATATTGATGAGTATATCGAGGGTTTAATCTCTAAAGCAGAAAAACCAATAGAACAACTATTTGCTAATCGACTTAAAGAGATAAAACAAATCATCGCAGATATGTTTGAGAAATATCAAAATGATGATGTGTATGTTACATGGACTGAATTCAATAAATACAACAGGCTCAATAAGGAGTTAACTCGTATAGGTACAATGTTGACTGATGACTATAGGCAAGTAGCTAAGATGATTCAGAAGTCACAAGAAGATGCTTATATAGAAAAATTCCTTATGAGCCTTTATTTATATGAAATGGCGAGTCAAACATCTATGCAGTTTGATGTTCCGAGTAAAGAGGTAATCAAATCAGCTATTGAACAACCTATTGAGTTCATTCGTTTAATGCCAACACTACAAAAACATCGTGATGAAGTATTGAAAAAGATACGTATGCACATTACACAAGGTATTATGAGTGGAGAGGGTTACTCTAAGATAGCTAAAGCAATACGTGATGATGTCGGCATGTCTAAAGCTCAATCATTGCGTGTGGCTCGTACAGAAGCAGGCAGAGCAATGTCACAAGCTGGACTTGATAGCGCAATGGTTGCTAAAGATAACGGTTTGAAGATGAAGAAACGTTGGCATGCTACTAAAGATACACGAACACGTGATACTCATCGTCATTTAGATGGGGAATCAGTGGAAATAGACCAAAACTTTCAATCAAGTGGATGTGTTGGACAGGCACCCAAGCTATTTATCGGTGTAAACAGTGCGAAAGAGAATATTAATTGTCGTTGTAAATTACTCTATTACATTGATGAAGATGAATTACCAACTGTGATGAGAGTGCGTAATGATGATGGTGAAAACGAAGTTATACCATTCATGACTTATCGTGAGTGGGAGAAATATAAGCGAAAAGGTGGTAATTGATATGGATTTTAAAATAAAAGTAAATGTTGATACTGGCGAAGCTATAGAAAAGTTAGAACACATTAAATCCTTGTACGAAGAGATAATAGAGTTACAAAACGAAAAAGTTGTTGTAAACGTAACAGTTAAAAATGAAGCTGATTTAGATATGGTTAAAACATCTATTAGCGAAGAAAATGCTAAAAATAATGATTTCACACTTTTTTAGTTGTCTCTTTGCTACTCGACCTTAGCATGTCGTTAAACTGCTTTTTATTATGCACTTTTCGGACTGTTAGGGTACGCGAAGGGCAAAAAGGAGTTTTGATATATGAATATCGAAGAAGTTAAGTCTTTTTTTGAAGAACACAAAGACGATAAAGAAGTAAAAGATTATCTAAACGGACTTAAGACGGTGTCTGTTGATGACGTTAAAGGCTTTTTAGATACAGAAGAAGGTAAACGATTCATTCAACCTGAATTAGATCGTTATCATTCGAAAGGATTAGAATCATGGAAAGAGAAAAATCTTGAGGATCTAATCGAACAAGAAGTACGGAAGCGTAATCCTGAGCAATCAGAAGAACAAAAACGTATTAGTGCTCTTGAACAAGAGTTAGAAAAACGCGACGCAGAGGCAAAACGTGAGAAGTTAAGAAGTAACGCGCTAGGTAAAGCGCAGGAACTAAATTTACCAACATCCTTAGTTGATAGATTTTTAGGCGATTCTGATGAAGATACTGAGCAAAACTTAAAAGCTTTAAAAGAAACCTTTGACAAGTATGTTCAAAAAGGTGTTGAGTCTAAATTTAAATCGAGTGGAAGAGATGTTAAAGAATCACGAAATCAAGATTTAGACCCTTCAAATGTAAAGTCCATTGAAGAAATGGCGAAAGAAATCAATATTAGAAAATAAAGTGAGGTAATAAAATATGGCAACTCCAACATACACGCCAGGCAATGTTATTTTATCGGATTTTAAAAACGGCGTTATTCCAGCAGAACAAGGTACTTTAATCATGAAAGACATTATGGCTAATTCAGCAATTATGAAATTAGCTAAAAATGAGCCAATGACAGCACAAAAGAAAAAATTTACTTACTTAGCAAAAGGTGTAGGCGCCTACTGGGTATCAGAAACGGAACGTATTCAAACTTCTAAGCCTGAATATGCACAAGCAGAAATGGAAGCTAAGAAAATTGGTGTAATTATTCCGTTATCAAAAGAGTTTCTTAAATGGACTGCAAAAGATTTCTTTAATGAGGTTAAACCTCTAATTGCAGAGGCATTTTACAAAGCGTTTGACCAAGCTGTTATCTTTGGTACTAAATCACCTTACAACACTTCAACTAGTGGTAAACCGCTTGTTGAAGGCGCAGAAGAGAAAGGTAACGTTGTTACAGATACTAATAATTTATACGTAGACCTTTCGGCATTAATGGCTACTATTGAAGATGAAGAGTTAGATCCAAACGGAGTATTAACTACACGTTCATTCAGAAGTAAAATGCGTAATGCTTTAGATGCTAATGACAGACCATTATTTGATGCTAACGGGAACGAGATTATGGGATTACCACTATCTTATACTGGAGCGGATGTATACGACAAAAAGAAATCGTTAGCACTAATGGGTGATTGGGATTACGCACGTTACGGTATCTTACAAGGTATTGAGTATGCAATTTCTGAAGATGCCACGTTAACGACGTTACAAGCATCAGATGCTTCTGGCCAACCAGTATCATTATTTGAACGTGATATGTTCGCTTTACGTGCGACGATGCATATTGCATACATGAACGTTAAACCAGAAGCGTTCGCAACGCTTAAACCAACTGAATAGGAGGAGATATGATGGCTAATCCTGCAGAAGAGATTAAGGTAAAAAAAGACAATATGACTATTACTGTTACAAAGAAGGCATTTGACTCTTATTACAGTCTTGTCGGTTACAAAGAGGTTAAATCACGTCGTACTACGTCTGATAAGAGCGAGTGATAAAAATGACTCTTTATGAAGATGTTAAACTTTTACTCAAGAAAAATGGAGTGGAAGTTAAAAGTGATGAAGAAGAAATATTTAAGATGGAAGTTGACGGAATACTAGAAGATGTTAGGGATATAACAAACAATGATTTTATGAAAGATGGTCAAGTCATTTATCCTTACTCAATCAAAAAGTATGTCGCAGATGTCCTAGAGTATTATCAACGACCTGAAGTTAAAAAGAATTTAAAGTCAAGAAGTATGGGGACAGTGTCGTACACTTATAACGATGGTGTCCCTGATTACATTAGTGGAGTATTAAACAGGTATAAACGAGCAAAGTTTCATCCGTTTAAACCAATAAGGTAGAGGTGTTGTTTGTGTTTAACCCATACGACGAATTCCCTCACACTATTTCTATTGGAAGTATCAAAAAAGTAGGAGAGTATCCAATTATACAAGAGCGCTTTGTAAGCGATAAAACAATTAAAGGATTTATGGATACGCCTACTACATCTGAACAACTAAAATTTCATCAAATGTCACAAGAATATGACAGAAACCTATATGTACCTTATGACTTGCCAATATCTAAAAACAATTTATTTGAGTATGAGGGTAGAATCTTTAGTATTGAAGGTGATTCTGTAGATCAGGGCGGACAACATGAAATTAAGTTACTACGACTTAAGCAGGTGCCATATGGCAAAAGTTAAGTACGGTGCTGATAGCATGGTTGTTGAATTGGATAAGTTCGATAAGAAAATAGAAGAGTGGGTTAAAAAAGGTATTGCTAAAACAACGACGAAGATTTACAACACTGCTGTAGCATTAGCTCCTGTTGACTTAGGTTTTTTAGAAGAAAGTATTGACTTTAAATATTTCGATGGTGGGTTATCCAGTGTTATAAGTGTCGGCGCAGATTATGCAATATACGTTGAATACGGTACTGGTATATATGCTACTGGTCCTGGTGGTAGTCGTGCTACAAAGATTCCGTGGAGTTTTAAAGGTGATGACGGCGAATGGTACACAACATATGGTCAAGCGCCACAGCCATTTTGGAACCCTGCAATTGACGCAGGACGCAAGACATTCGAGCAGTATTTTTCATAGAGGTGGTTAAATATGTGGGTATCAGTTGAGCCTGAACTTACAAATCAAATATATAAAAGATTAATCTCAGACCCTAACATTAACAAACTAGTTGATGATAGGGTCTTTGACGTTGTTCAAGATGACGCTGTTTACCCATATATTGTTGTGGGTGAATCAAACGTCACTAACAACGAATCTAGCGCAACAATGAGAGAAACAGTCGGTATTGTCATACATGTGTATTCACAGTTCGCTACACAATACGAGGCTAAGCTCATTTTAAGCGCGATAGGTTATGTGCTTAACAGACCTATAGAAATAGATAATTACGAGTTTCAATTTAGCCGTATCGATAGTCAAGCAGTATTCCCTGATATAGACAGGTTTACTAAGCATGGCACGATACGGCTTTTATTTAAGTACAGACATAAAAAGAAAAACGAAGGAGTGTATTAAATGGCGCAAAAAAACTATTTAGCAGTTGTACGTCCAGCTGAAACTGACTTAGATCCAGTAGAATCTTTATTATTAGCTGACTTACAAGAAGGTGGACATACGATTGAAAATGATTTAGCTGAAATAGTACGAGGCGGTAAAACGGACTATTCTCCCAATGCAATGTCAGAATCATTTAAATTAACAATTGGTAATGTGCCTGGAGATAAAGGAATTGAAGCAGTGAAACACGCTGTACAAACAGGTGGACAGTTGCGTATATGGCTTTATGAGCGTAATAAACGTGCAGACGGTAAACATCACGGAATGTTTGGTTATGTTGTTCCAGAATCATTTGAAATGTCATTTGATGATGAAAGTGACAAAATCGAACTATCATTAAAAGTTAAATGGAATACAGCAGAAGGTGCTGAAGATAACTTGCCGAAAGAGTGGTTTGAAGCTGCAGGTGCGCCTACAGTTGAATACGAAAAATTCGGCGAAAAAGTCGGAACATTCGAGAATCAAAAGAAAGCTAGTGTTGTATCTGATTCACACACGGAAGACCATTCTATGTAAACTAATAGATCAAGGGGGCGTAAGCTCCCTATTTTTTTATAAAAAAATTGAAAAGAGGTATATATTTTGACTGAATTTAATCCAATTACAACATTAAAAATTAATGACGGAGAAAAAGATTACGAAGTAGAAGCAAAAGTAACATTTGCATTTGACCGAAAAGCTGAAAAATTCTCAGAAGATAGCGAAGATGGGAGAAAAGGAGCAATGCCAGGATTCAATGTTATCTTTAACGGTTTGCTAGAATCTAGAAACAAAGCGATTTTACAATTTTGGGAATGTGCTACTGCTTATTTAAAAAACCCACCAACTCGAGAACAATTAGAAAAAGCGATTGATGATTTCATCACTGAAAACGAGGATACTTTGCCGTTATTACAAGGGGCTTTGGACAAACTTAACAATAGTGGTTTTTTCAAGAGGGAGAGTCGCTCGTACTGGATGACATTGAACAAAGCACCGAATATGGCCAAAAGCGAGGACAAAGAAATGACGAAAGCAGGCATAGAAATGATGAAAGAGAATTACAAGGAAATCATGGGCGCAGAACCTTACACGATTACTCAAAAATAAGGCAACTGACAGCTAGATATTTAGGATATATCCCTGAACATGAATTGTTAGCACTAACACCTGCTGAATGGCGTGATTGGCTTATTGGTGGTCAGGATAGGTACCTAGATCAAAGACAATTATTAATTGAACAAGCGCAAGCTAACGGCTTAGTACAAGCTTCTAAGAGGCTAACTAGTATGATTCGTGACATTGAGAAACAACGTTACGAAATAAGAGAACCTGGTAGCTATGCTCGTGTACAAAAAGCTAGATTAGAAGAAGAAAAAAGAAGACGTGAACTCTTCAAAGAAGGTACAAGAAAATTCCTTGAATCGAAAGGAGGTTAGCCTTTGGATACTCATTTTATGGCAAAGATTATGGCCAATATTAGAGATTTCCAAAGCAACGTAAGGAAAGCTCAACGATTAGCAAAGACGTCTGTACCAAACGAAATTGAAACAGATGTAAAAGCAGATATTTCAAGATTCCAAAGAGCTTTACAACGCGCTAAAGCTATGGCGCAAAAATGGCGTGAACATAACGTTAAAATAGATGGTAATAATTCACCGTTAAAACGTGCAATTGCTAGTGCAAAAACGATGTTGGCCACGTTACACAACAAAACAATAAAAGTTAATTTCGATACGAGAGGTATGACAAAAACCCAAATTTTAACTAAGGCACTGAATCAGTCCTTAACTGATTATAGTGAGAAAATGGACGCGCTAGCTACTAAAATTCGTACATTTGGTACAATTTTTGCACAACAAGTTAAAGGCTTAATGATTGCTAGTATACAAGCATTGATACCAGTGATTGCCGGATTAGTACCTGCAATAATGGCAGTACTTAATGCGGTTGGTGTATTAGGTGGTGGCGTTTTAGGTTTAGTTGGCGCATTCTCTGTCGCAGGTCTTGGAGTTGTTGGCTTTGGTGCAATGGCTATTAGCGCTCTTAAAATGGTTGAAGATGGAACATTGGCAGTAACAAAAGAAGTTCAAAACTTTAGAGATGCGAGCGATCAGTTAAAAACTACATGGCGTGATATTGTTAAAGAGAATCAAGCAAGTATCTTTAATGCGATGTCAGCAGGTATCAGAGGTGTTACAAGTGCGATGTCTCAATTAAAACCATTCTTATCTGAAGTATCTATGCTGGTTGAAGCAAACGCACGCAAGTTTGAGGATTGGGTTAAACATTCTGAAACAACTAAGAAAGCATTTGAAGCATTGAATAGCATAGGTGGCGCAATCTTCGGAGATTTATTGAACGCTGCAGGAAGATTTGGCGACGGATTAATTAACATTTTCACTCAATTAATGCCGTTGTTCAAATTTGTGTCTCAAGGACTACAGAACATGTCCATAGCTTTCCAAAATTGGGCTAATAGTGTGGCTGGTCAGAATGCTATTAAAGCGTTTATTGACTACACTACCACTAACTTACCTAAGATTGGTCAGATATTTGGCAATGTGTTCGCTGGTATTGGTAATTTAATGATTGCTTTTGCTCAAAACAGTTCTAACATTTTTGACTGGTTAGTTAAATTAACTTCTCAATTTAGAGCATGGTCAGAACAAGTAGGACAATCACAAGGATTTAAAGACTTTATCAGTTACGTTCAAGAGAATGGTCCTACTATTATGCAGTTAATCGGTAATATCGTAAAAGCGTTAGTGGCATTTGGTACTGCAATGGCTCCTATAGCTAGTAAATTACTAGATTTCATTACTAATTTAGCTGGATTTATCGCCAAACTATTCGAAGCACACCCAGCAGTCGCTCAAATTATCGGTGTTATCGGTATTTTAGGTGGCGTATTTTGGGCTTTAATGGCTCCGATCGCAGCTGTTAGCAGTGTGTTAAGTAATGTGTTTAGTATGACTTTATTGAATGTTGTCAAAAGAATACTGGATTTAACTAGAATAACTGGGGTGGTAAGTAAAGCGTTCGGTTTATTGACTGGTGCTTTCACAAGTATTTCTTGGCCAATATTAGCAGTAGTTGCAGTCATTGGTGTATTCATTGGTATTCTTGTTTATTTATGGAAAACAAACGAGAATTTCAGAAAAACAATAACAGAAGCTTGGAACGGTATTAAAACAGCAGTTTCCGGTGCGATTCAAGGTGTAGTAGATTGGTTAACTCAATTGTGGGGCAAAATTCAATCAACATTACAGCCAATCATGCCTATATTACAAGTATTAGGACAAGTATTCATGCAAGTTTTAGGTGTTTTGGTAATAGGCATTATTACAAATGTTATGAATATCATACAAGGTTTGTGGACGTTAATTACAATTGCGTTCCAAGCCATAGGAACAGTGATATCCGTAGCTGTCCAAATCATAGTAGGTTTATTCACTGCTTTAATTCAGTTGCTTACTGGCGACTTCTCAGGTGCTTGGGAGACTATTAAAACTACGGTTACCAATGTACTTGATACGATTTGGCAATACATGCAATCAGTTTGGGAGTCAATTATCGGCTTTTTAACTGGCGTAATGAATCGAACGCTTTCAATGTTTGGTACAAGTTGGTCACAGATATGGAGTACAATCACTAATTTTGTTAGCAGTATTTGGAACACTGTTACAAGTTGGTTCAGTCGTGTTGCTTGGAGTGTGGCTGAAAAAATGGGACAAGCATTAAACTTTATTATCACAAAAGGTTCTGAATGGGTTTCTAACATTTGGAATACAGTTACAAGTTTCGCGAGTAAAGTAGCTGATGGGTTTAAAAGAGTTGTCTCAAATGTAGGTGACGGTATGAGTGATGCACTTGGTAAGATTAAAAGTTTCTTCAGTGATTTCTTAAATGCCGGAGCGGAATTAATCGGCAAAGTAGCTGAGGGTGTAGCCAATGCTGCGCACAAAGTAGTCAGCGCGGTAGGCGATGCGATTTCATCAGCTTGGGACTCTGTAACTTCATTCGTAAGTGGACACGGTGGAGGTAGTAGCTTAGGTAAAGGTTTAGCGGTATCACAAGCAAAAGTAATTGCTACAGACTTTGGCAGTGCCTTTAATAAAGAGCTATCCTCTACTTTGACAGATAGTATAGTAAATCCTGTAAGTACTTCTATAGACAGACACATGACTAGCGATGTTCAACATAGCTTAAAAGAAAATAATAGACCTATTGTGAATGTAACGATTAGAAATGAGGGCGACCTTGATTTAATTAAATCACGCATTGATGACATGAACGCTATAGACGGAAGTTTCAACTTATTATAAGGGAGGTTTGTTAGTTGATAGCGCACGATATAGAAGTAATAAGGAATGGTTCACAGTATCGCGTCAGTGACAATCCTTTCACTTATAATCACTTGGAAGTAGTTGAATATAACGTTACAGGCGCAGGATATCATCGTAACTATTCTGATATAGAGGGTATTGATGGTAGATTTCATAATTACGCTAAAGAAGAACTTAAAAAAGTAGAGATTAAGATAAGGTATAAAGTACCTAAAATTGCTTATGCTTCACATTTAAAGTCAGACGTCCAAGCACTATTTGCTGGACGTTTTTATTTAAGGGAATTAGCTACACCAGACAATTCAATTAAGTATGAGCATATATTAGATATACCAAAAGACAAACAAGCATTTGAGCTTGATTATGTTGATGGACGACAACTTTTTGTAGGACTAGTAAGTGAAGTTTCTTTTGACACAACACAAACATCAGGGGAATTTTCTTTGTCGTTTGAAACAACCGAACTACCATACTTTGAAAGTGTCGGTTATAGTACTGATCTTGAAAGTAATAACGACCCTGAAAAATGGTCGGTACCTGATAGATTGCCTACAAACGAAGGTGATAAGAGGCGTCAAATGACATTTTACAACACTAACTCAGGAGAAGTTTATTATAACGGTGATGTTCCTTTAACACAGTTTAATCAGTTTAATGTTGTTGAAATAGAGTTAGCTGAAGATGTTAAAGCTAATGATAAGGATGGATTCACTTTCTATACAGATAAAGGAAATATCTCAGTTATTAAGGAAGTTGATTTAAAAGCCGGAGATAAAATAATCTTCGACGGTAAACATACCTATAGAGGTTATTTAAATATAGATTCTTTTAATAAAACTTTAGAACAACCGGTTTTATATCCAGGCTGGAATCGATTCAAGTCTAATAAAGTAATGAAACAAATTACATTTAGACACAAATTATATTTTAGATAAGGAGTAGCCTATGCCAATTTTATTAAAAAGTCTACAGGGTGTAGGGCACGCTATTAATGTTAGTACAAAGGTAAGTAAAAAGCTAAATGAAGATAGTTCTTTGGATCTAACTATTATCGAGAACGCGAGTACGTTTGACGCAATAGGTGCTATAACTAAAATGTGGACGATCACTCATGTTGAAGGTGAAGATGATTTCAACGAATATGTAATTGTCATACTTGATAAGTCTACTATTGGCGAAAAAATAAGGCTTGATATCAAAGCTAGGCAAAAAGAACTTGATGACCTTAACAATTCTAGGATTTACCAAGAGTATAACGAAAGTTTTACAGGCGTTGAGTTCTTCAATACTGTCTTTAAAGGAACGGGTTATAAGTATGTATTACATCCAAAAGTAGATGCATCTAAATTCGAGGGATTAGGCAAAGGAGATACACGATTAGAAATCTTTAAAAAAGGACTTGAGCGTTATCATCTCGAATATGAATACGATGCAAAGACTAAAACGTTTCATTTGTATGATGAATTATCTAAGTTTGCCAATTATTACATTAAAGCTGGTGTGAATGCTGATAACGTCAAAATACAAGAAGATGCATCTAAATGTTATACCTTTATTAAAGGTTATGGTGATTTTGATGGACAACAGACTTTTGCAGAAGCGGGACTACAAATTGAATTCACTCATCCATTAGCACAATTGATAGGTAAAAGAGAAGCGCCACCGCTTGTTGATGGACGTATTAAAAAGGAAGATAGTTTAAAAAAAGCAATGGAGTTATTGATAAAGAAAAGTGTCACTGCTTCTATTTCCTTAGACTTTGTAGCGTTACGTGAACATTTCCCAGAAGCTAACCCTAAAATAGGTGATGTTGTTAGAGTGGTGGATTCTGCCATAGGATATAACGACTTAGTGAGAATAGTCGAAATCACTACACATAGAGATGCGTACAATAATATCACTAAGCAAGATGTAGTATTAGGAGATTTTACAAGGCGTAATCGTTATAACAAAGCAGTTCATGATGCTGCAAATTATGTTAAAAGCGTAAAATCTACAAAATCCGACCCATCTAAAGAACTAAAAGCATTAAACGCAAAAGTTAACGCAAGTTTATCTATAAATAATGAATTGGTTAAGCAGAATGAAAAAATAAACGCTAAAGTCGATAAGATGAATACTAAAACAGTTACAACTGCTAATGGTACGATCATGTACGACTTTACTAGTCAATCAAGTATAAGAAACATCAAATCAATTGGAACGATTGGCGACTCTGTAGCTAGAGGGTCGCACGCAAAAACTAATTTCACAGAAATGTTAGGCAAGAAATTGAAAGCTAAAACGACTAATCTTGCAAGAGGTGGCGCAACAATGGCAACAGTTCCAATAGGTAAAGAAGCGGTAGAAAACAGCATTTATAGACAAGCAGAGCAAATAAGAGGAGACCTAATCATATTACAAGGCACTGATGATGACTGGTTACACGGTTATTGGGCAGGCGTACCGATAGGCACTGATAAAACGGATACAAAAACGTTTTACGGTGCCTTTTGTTCTGCAATTGAAGTTATTAGAAAGAATAATCCAGATTCAAAAATACTAGTGATGACAGCTACAAGACAATGCCCTATGAGTGGTACAACAATACGCCGTAAAGACACGGACAAAAACAAACTAGGGTTAACACTTGAGGACTATGTAAACGCTCAAATATTAGCTTGTAGTGAGTTAGATGTACCAGTGTTTGACGCATATCACACAGATTACTTTAAGCCATACAATCCAGCTTTTAGGAAAGCGAGCATGGAGGACGGCTTACACCCTAACGAAAAAGGTCACGAGGTTATTATGTACGAGTTAATCAAGGATTATTACAGTTTTTACGACTAAAGGAGGCAACCAATGGCTTACGGATTAATTACAAGTTTACATTCAATGACAGGTCGGAAAATAGTTGCTCAACATGAGTATAACTATCGCTTGTTAGATGAAGGTATGAGCAAACTTGAGAAAATGTTTATATACCATCAAAAAGAAGAAATATACGCACACTCAGCGAAACAAATTAAATACTTGAATGACAGTGTTGAAGATTATTTAACGTATTTAAATGGCCGTTTTAGCAACATGATAATAGGTCATAACGGCGACGGTATCAACGAGGTAAAAGACGCGCGTGTTGATAATACTGGTTATGATCATAAGACATTGCAAGATCGTTTGTATCATGATTATTCAACACTAGATGCTTTCACTAAAAAGGTTGAGAAAGCTGTAGATGAACACTATAAAGAATATCAAGCGACAGAATACCGATTTGAACCAAAAGAGCAAGAACCGGAATTCATCACAGATTTATCGCCATATACTAACGCAGTAATGCAATCATTTTGGGTAGACCCTAGAACAAAAATTATTTACATGACACAAGCGCGTCCAGGCAATCATTACATGTTATCTAGATTGAAGCCTAACGGACAATTTATTGATAGACTGCTAGTTAAAAATGGCGGACACGGCACACACAATGCGTATAGATACATTGATGGAGAATTATGGATTTATTCAGCTGTATTGGACAGTAACAAAAACAACAAGTTTGTACGTTTCCAATATAGAACTGGAGAAATAACTTATGGTAATGAAATGCAAGATGTCATGCCGAATATATTTAACGACAGATATACGTCAGCGATTTATAATCCTATAGAAAATTTAATGATTTTCAGACGTGAATATAAAGCTTCTGAAAGACAAGCTAAGAATTCATTGAATTTCATTGAAGTAAGAAGTGCTGACGATATTGATAAAGGTATAGACAAAGTATTGTATCAAATGGATATACCTATGGAATACACTTCAGATACACAACCTATGCAAGGTATCACTTATGATGCAGGTATCTTATATTGGTATACAGGTGATTCGAATACAGCCAACCCTAACTACTTACAAGGTTTCGATATAAAAACAAAAGAATTGTTATTTAAACGACGTATCGATATTGGCGGTGTGAATAATAACTTTAAAGGAGACTTCCAAGAAGCTGAGGGTCTAGATATGTATTACGATCTAGAAACAGGACGTAAAGCACTTTTAATAGGGGTAACTATTGGACCTGGTAATAACAGACATCACTCAATTTATTCTATCGGCCAAAGAGGTGTTAACCAATTCTTAAAAAACATTGCACCTCAAGTATCGATGACTGATTCAGGTGGACGTGTTAAACCGTTACCAATACAGAACCCAGCATATCTAAGTGATATTACGGAAGTTGGTCATTACTATATCTATACGCAAGACACACAAAATGCATTAGATTTCCCGTTACCGAAAGCGTTTAGAGATGCAGGGTGGTTCTTGGATGTACTGCCTGGACACTATAATGGTGCTCTAAGACAAGTACTTACCAGAAACAGCACAGGTAGAAATATGCTTAAATTCGAACGTGTCATTGACATTTTCAATAAGAAAAACAACGGAGCATGGAATTTCTGCCCGCAAAACGCCGGTTATTGGGAACATATCCCTAAGAGTATTACAAAATTATCAGATTTAAAAATCGTTGGTTTAGATTTCTATATCACTACTGAAGAATCAAACCGATTTACTGATTTTCCTAAAGACTTTAAAGGTATTGCAGGTTGGATATTAGAAGTAAAATCGAATACACCAGGTAACACAACACAAGTATTAAGACGTAATAACTTCCCGTCTGCACATCAATTTTTAGTTAGAAACTTTGGTACTGGTGGCGTTGGTAAATGGAGTTTATTCGAAGGAAAGGTGGTTGAATAATGGTAGTAGATAATTTTTCAAAAGATGATAACTTAATCGAGTTACAAACAACATCACAATATAATCCAGTTATTGACACAAACATCAGTTTCTATGAATCAGATAGAGGAACTGGTGTTTTAAATTTTGCAGTAACTAAGAATAACAGACCGTTATCTATAAGTTCTGAACATGTTAAAACATCTATCGTGTTAAAAACCGATGATTATAACGTAGATAGAGGCGCTTATATTTCAGACGAATTAACGATAGTAGACGCAATTAACGGGCGTTTGCAGTATGCGATACCGAATGAATTTTTAAAACATTCAGGCAAGGTGCATGCTCAGGCATTCTTTACACAAAACGGGAGTAATAATGTTGTTGTTGAACGTCAATTTAGCTTCAATATTGAAAATGATTTAGTTAGTGGGTTTGATGGTATAACAAAGCTTGTTTATATCAAATCTATTCAAGATACTATCGAAGCTGTCGGTAAAGACTTTAACCAATTAAAGCAAAATATGGCTGATACACAAACGTTAATAGCAAAAGTGAATGATAGTGCGACAAAAGGCATTCAACAAATCGAAATCAAGCAAAACGAAGCTATACAAGCTATTACTGCGACGCAAACTAGTGCAACACAAGCTGTTACAGCTGAAGTCGATAAAATAGTTGAAAAAGAGCAAGCGATTTTTGAACGTGTTAACGAAGTTGAACAACAAATCAATGGCGCTGACCTTGTTAAAGGTAATTCAACAACAAATTGGCAAAAGTCTAAACTTACAGATGATTACGGTAAAGCAATCGAATCGTCTGAGCAGTCCATAGATAGCGTTTTAAGCACAGTTAACACATCTAGGATTATTCATATCACTAGCGCGACAGATGCGCCCTCATTTAAAGATATAGGTACTGTCGATACACCTAAAGAAGATGGCGTTGACGATGGTTCAGATATTCCGGTAGCTCCTAACACTTTAGGAAAATCAGGCGTGTTAGTTGTCTATGTTGTTGATGATAGTACGGCACGTGCAACATGGTATCCAGATGATTCAAACGACGAATATACAAAATATAAAATTAGTGGCACATGGTACCCGTTTTACAAAAAAAATGACGGCGATTTAACTAAGGAATTCGTCGAAGAAACATCAAACAACGCTTTAAATCAAGCCAAGCAGTATGTAGATGATAAATTCGGAACAACGAGTTGGCAACAACATAAGTTAACAGAACATAACGGTCAATCAATCCAAAAGAACTTATATAACGCCAAAGGTAATTTAGAAGCATTGGGCGCTGGGAATTATTACGTAACAAGTGTGCCTGATTTACCAGGTATTGTTGAAAGTTACGAAGGCTACTTATCAGTATTTGTTAAAGATGATGCAAATAAGTTATTCAACTTCACACCTTCAAACTCTAAAAAAGTTTATACACGATCAATCACAAATGGTCGATTAGACTCACAATGGGCTACACCTAACGAACATAAAACAGCCGTGTTATTCGACGGTGCTGCAAACGGTGTAGGAACAAGGATTAATTTAACCGAAGCTTATACAAATTATGCAATTCTATTCATAAGCGGTACTTATCCAGGTGGTGTTATTGAAGCATTCAGTTTAACCTCTATACCAAATGCGATTCAATTAAGTAAAACAAATGTAGTTGACTCAGACGGTAACGGTGGTGGTAGTTATGAATGCTTAATAACTAAAGAAAGTGGTACGACGTTAAAAATCGATAACGATGTGTACCTTGATTTAGGCAGTAAAACAGGTTCTGGTGCTAATGCAAACAGAGTTACGATAAATAAAATTGTGGGGTGGAAATAATGAAAATCACAGTAAACGATAAAAACGAAGTTATCGGATACGTTAATACTGGCGGATTACGCAATAGTTTAGATGTAGATGATAACAATGTGCCTATTAAATTTAAAGAAGAGTTCGAACCTAGAAAGTTTGTTTTCACTAACGGCGAAATTAAATACAATAGCAATTTCGAAAAAGAAGACGTACCGAATGCATCAAAACAACAAAGTGAATCAGATTTGAGTGATGAAGAACTTCGTGGAATGGTTGCAAGTATGCAAATGCAGATGACGCAAGTGAACATGTTGACAATGCAATTGACGCAACAAAACGCTATGTTAACACAACAGTTGACCGAACTGAAAACTAACAAAACAAATACTGAGGGGGACGTTTAAATGATGAAGATGATTTATCCAACTTTTAAAGACATTAAAACTTTTTATGTGTGGGGTTGCTATAAAAATGAGCAAATTAAGTGGTACGTAGACATGGGTGTAATCGACAAAGAAGAATATGCATTGATCACTGGTGAAAAATATCCAGAGGCAAAAGATGAAAAGTCACAGGTGTAATGCTTGAGGCTTTTTAATTTAACACAAAGTAGGTGGCGTAATGTTTGGATTTACCAAACGGCACGAACATGAATGGCGAATTAGAAGATTAGAAGAGAATGATAAAACAATGCTTAGCACTCTCAATGAGATTAAATTAGGTCAAAAAACTCAAGAGCAAGTTAACATTAAATTAGATAAAACTTTAGATGCTATCCAGAGGGAAAGACAGATAGACGAAAAAAATAAGAAAGAAAACGACAAAAATATACGCGATATGAAAATGTGGATTCTCGGTTTGATAGGGACTATCTTCAGTACGATTGTCATAGCTTTACTAAGAACTATTTTTGGTATTTAAAGGAGGTGATTACCATGCTTAAAGGGATTTTAGGATATAGCTTCTGGGCGTGCTTCTGGTTTGGTAAATGTAAATAACAGTTAAGAGTCAGTGCTTCGGCACTGGCTTTTTATTTTGATTGAAATGAGGTGCATACATGGGATTACCTAACCCAAAGACTAGAAAGCCTACAGCTAGTGAAGTGGTGGAGTGGGCAAAGTCGAATATTGGTAAGAGGATTAATATAGATAATTATCGAGGCAGTCAATGTTGGGATACACCTAACTTTATTTTTAAAAGATATTGGGGTTTTGTAACATGGGGCAATGCTAAGGATATGGCTAATTACAGATATCCTAAGGGTTTCCGATTCTATCGTTATTCATCTGGATTTGTACCGGAACCTGGAGACATCGCAGTTTGGCACCCTGGCAACGGAATAGGTTCGGACGGACACACCGCAATAGTAGTAGGACCATCTAATAAAAGTTATTTTTATAGCGTTGACCAAAACTGGGTTAATTCTAATAGTTGGACAGGTTCTCCGGGAAGTTTAGTAAGACACCCTTATGTAAGTGTTACAGGCTTTGTCAGACCTCCATATTCAAAAGATACTAGCAAACCTAGTAGTACTGATACAAGTTCAGCATCAAAAGCCAATGACTCAACAATTACTGGCGAAGCGAAGAAACCGCAATTTAAAGAAGTTAAAACAGTAAAATACACTGCTTACAGCAATGTTTTAGATAAAGAAGAGCATTTTATTGATCATATAGTTGTAATGGGTGATGAACGCTCAGATATTCAAGGATTATATATAAAAGAATCAATGCATATGCGTTCTGTAGACGAACTGTATACGCAAAGAAATAAGTTTATAAGCGATTATGAAATACCGCATTTATATGTCGATAGAGAGGCTACATGGCTTGCTAGACCAACCTATTTTGATGACCCGCGTCACCCTAATTGGCTAGTTATTGAAGTATGTGGTGGTCAAACAGATAGTAAGCGTCAATTTTTAATGAACCAAATACAAGCTTTAATACGGGGTGTATGGTTGTTGTCAGGAACAGATAAAGAATTATCTGAAACGACGTTAAAGGTAGACCCTAATATTTGGCGTAGTATGAAAGATTTAATTAATTACGACTTGATTAAGCAAGGTATACCGGATGACGCAAAGTATGAGCAAGTCAAAAAGAAAATGCTTGAGACGTACATCAAACGAGATATATTGAAACGAGAAAATATTAAAGAAGTAACTACAAAAACAACAATAAGAATTAGTGATAAAACATCGGTTGACAGTGCATCCAGAAGAGGACCCACTGCATCAGACGAAAAACCAAGCATCGTTACTGAAAAAAGTCCGTTCACGTTCCAGCAAGCACTGGATAGACAAATGTCTAGGGGTAACCCGAAAAAATCTCATACATGGGGCTGGGCTAATGCAACACGAGCACAAACGAGCTCGGCAATGAATGTTAAGCGAATATGGGAAAGTAACACGCAATGCTATCAAATGCTTAATTTAGGCAAGTATCAAGGCGTTTCAGTTAGTGCGCTTAATAAGATACTCAAAGGGAAAGGAACGCTAGACGGACAAGGCAAAGCATTTGCAGAAGCCTGTAAGAAAAACAACATTAACGAAATTTATTTGATCGCGCACGCTTTCTTAGAAAGTGGATACGGAACAAGTAACTTCGCTAGTGGTAGATACGGTGCATATAATTACTTCGGTATTGGTGCATTAGACAACGACCCTGATTATGCAATGAAATTTGCTAAGAATAAAGGTTGGACATCTCCAGCAAAAGCAATCATGGGCGGTGCTAGCTTCGTAAGAAAGGATTACATCAACAAAGGGCAGAATACACTGTACAGAATCAGATGGAATCCTAAGAATCCAGCTACGCACCAATACGCTACTGCTATAGAGTGGTGCCAACATCAAGCTAGTACAATCGCTAAGCTATATAAACAAATCGGCTTAAAAGGTATCTACTTTATAAGAGATAAATATAAATAAAGAGGTGTGTAAATGTACAAAATAAAAGATGTTGAAACGAGAATAAAAAATGATGGTGTTGACTTAGGTGACATTGGCTGTCGATTTTACACTGAAGATGAAAATACAGCATCTATAAGAATAGGTATCAATGACAAACAAGGTCGTATCGATCTAAAAGCACATGGCTTAACACCTAGATTGCATTTGTTTATGGAAGATGGTTCTATATTCAAAAATGAGCCCCTTATTATCGACGATGTTGTAAAAGGGTTCCTTACCTACAAGATACCTAAAAAGGTTATCAAACACGCTGGTTATGTACGTTGTAAGCTGTTTTTAGAGAAAGAAGAAGAAAAAATACATGTTGCGAACTTTTCTTTCAATATCGTTGATAGTGGTATTGAATCTGCTGTAGCAAAAGAAATCGATGTTAAATTGGTAGATGATGCTATTACGAGAATTTTAAAAGATAACGCGACAGATTTATTGAGCAAAGACTTTAAAGAGAAAATAGATAAAGATGTCATTTCTTACATCGAAAAGAATGAAAGTAGATTTAAAGGTGCGAAAGGTGATAAAGGCGAACCGGGACAACCTGGTGCAAAAGGTGAAGCAGGTAAAAAAGGAGAACAAGGCGCACCCGGTAAAAACGGTACTGTAGTATCAATCAATCCTGACACTAAAATGTGGCAAATTGATGGTAAAGATACAGATATCAAAGCAGAACCTGAGTTATTGGATAAAATCAATATCGCAAATGTTGAAGGGTTAGAAGATAAATTGCAAGAAGTTAAAAAAATCCAAGATACAACTCTCAACGACTCTAAAACGTATACGGATTCAAAAATTGCTGAACTAGTTGATAGCGCGCCTGAATCTATGAATACATTAAGAGAATTAGCAGAAGCAATACAAAACAACTCTATTTCAGAAAGTGTATTGCAACAGATTGGCTCAAAAGTTAGTACAGAAGATTTTGAGGAATTCAAACAAACACTAAATGATTTATATGCTCCAAAAAATCATAATCATGACGAGCGGTATGTTTTGTCATCTCAAGCTTTTACTAAACAACAAGCGGATAATTTATATCAACTAAAAAGCGCATCTCAACCGACGGTTAAAATTTGGACAGGAACAGAAAATGAATATAACTATATATATCAAAAAGACCCGAATACGTTATATTTAATTAAAGGGTGATTTTTATGGAAGGTAATTTTAAAAATGTAAAGAAGTTTATTTACGAAGGTGAAGAATATACAAAAGTATATGCTGGAAATATCCAAGTATGGAAAAAGCCTTCATCTTTTGTAATAAAACCCTTACCTAAAAATAAATATCCGGATAGCATAGAAGAATCAACAGCAAAATGGACAATAAATGGAGTTGAACCTAATAAAAGTTATCAGGTGACAATAGAAAATGTACGTAGCGGTATAATGAGGATTTCGCAAACTAATTTAGGGTCAAGTGATTTAGGAATATCAGGAGTCAATAGCGGAGTGGCAAGTAAAAACATCAACTTTAGTAATCCTTCAGGGATATTGTATGTCACTATAAGTGATGTTTATTCAGGATCTCCAACATTGACCATTGAATAATTTTAAACGACTAATTTTTTAGTCGTTTTTTATTTTGGATAAAAGGAGTAAACAAATGGATATCGGTACAATCGTAAGAACAATTTTATTAATAGTCGCATGGATCAATCAGTTTTTAGCAATCAAACATATTTCTCCAATCCCAGTTGACGAAGTGTTTATAAGCACAGTCGTTACTGGGATTGTTTCAATTTGGACGTGGTGGAAGAATAACAACTTTACTCACGCATCTAAGAAAGGGCAACAAAAAATTTATGAAGTAAAAGCTGGCATTCAGTCAACTGGTGGCGCACCTAAAGTGAACGGAGATGATAACAATGCCGTCGGTTAGGACATACAGTCAAGCTATTAGTTATCTTAAAAGTTTAGAGGGTAAGGCGTGGAATCCAGACAATGCATTTGGATGTCAATGCTTCGATACTGCTAACCAATATTGGCTTTACTTATTTAATCACAGGTTGAAAGGTGTGGGCGCTGCAGACATTCCAACATGGAATGATTTCACTAACGAGGCAACCGTTTACGAAAATACTGTGTCGTTTCAAGCATTGCCTGGCGACGTCGTTATTTTTAACCGTAATTATGGTGGTGGTTATGGTCATGTAGGTATTGTAATAAGCGCTACGTTAGATTCTATAACTATTTTAGAGCAGAACTGGCTAGGCGGTGCTTACTGGAGTCCACCAGAAGTTACTACAAGACGCACACACGGCTACGACTTCCCTATGTGGTTTATCCGTCCATTCTACGCAAAAGAAACGACCGCTAATAAGCTAAGAAGCGCAGTGAAGCCAGTTAAACAAGATAAGTTATCAAAAGGTAAAAAAATCATGCTTGTGGCTGGTCATGGTATTGGTGCATACTCTAACGACCCAGGTGCCGTTGCGAATGGAGAAAACGAAAGAGATTTTAACCGTAAAAATATTATACCTAGAGTGAAAAAGTATCTTGAGTCAGTAGGCAACACAGTATTGTTATACGGTGGCAACTCGATGAATCAAGATTTATATCAAGATACATTGTACGGTCAACGTGTTGGAAACTATAAAGATTATGGCATGTACTGGATTAAAAGTGAAGTCAAACCGGATGCAATCATAGAGTTTCATTTAGATTCTGCTAGCCCACAAGCAAGTGGCGGGCATGTAATCATTAGCGATCGTTTCCCAGCTGATGACATTGACAAGGCATTAAGTAGTGCATTAGATAAAACAGTGGGTAAAATAAGAGGTGTGACACCTAGAGGGGATTTATTGAACGCTAACGTGTCTGCTGATCTTAATCTTAATTATCGTTTAATCGAATTAGGTTTTATCACATCTACGAAAGATTTAAACTACATTAAAAACAATTTAGACAGCTTCACGAAGCGGATTGCTGAAGCCATTAACGGCAGACAAATTGATGCGCCAAGTAGTAAGCCAAGCGCTGACAAAATAACATGGAATTGGAAAGGCGTATTTTATCCTAATCCAGAAAAAGCTATAAGAGTCAGAAAAACAGCTGGATTAACCGGCACAGTCGTTGAAGAAGATTCATGGCTATACACAAAAGATGATTGGGTAAAATTCGACCAAGTCATTAAAAAAGATGGCTACTGGTGGATTAGATTCAAATATCAACGTGAGGGCTCTAGTACTAACAATTTCTATTGTGCAGTGTGTAGAATTACTGATAAGGAACAAAAGATTAAAAATGAAAAATATTGGGGCACGATTGAGTGGGCTTAATAGGTTGTACCTATAAAAAGAAAAGAGGTAGGTTATTTTCTTCCTACCTCTAAAAATGATTATCTTTCTATTGTTATATGAGTTATATCTTTAGGACTAATCAGTCTATTTTTTACATTAGAATCTTGATCTCCTACCTTGCCATATACTTTTTCATCAGAAGGATCTTTACTATGGATAGTTACTTTATCACCGACTTTAACAATATGCTTTTCTTTTAATTTATCTACTAATTTTTTCCATGCATCATTTGCCTCTATTGTGTTTCCGTTTGGATTAACTCTTGTAATATCGACACGGTTAACGCTATCAGGACTAACGGTGCTGTTATTAGTATTACTAAGATTATCTAAGTTCGCAGTCCCAGAAATTTCGCTCTCTCCACCGTTTTTTAATTTATATTTTACTTTAATCGTTTCTTTGTCTGTTTTATCAATGATATTTGCGTCTTTTAAAGCGTCTCTTACATTTTTCCACAATTCGCTATCTGTTATTTCAGAAGCTTTTGCAACGTTATTAATACCATTATAATTTGAAGAAGAATGAAAACCTGAACCTACTGTTGTTAAAACTAAAGCACTTGCTATCAATGTTTTTGTTAATAGTTTTTTATTCATTTTATTTTCTCCTATAACTTATTTGCAATCGATTACAAAGTAATTTTAGAATTATTATTTATGTAAATCAATTAAATAATTATTAACAAATCCATAAAATTTTATCATTGAAATATAATAATTTTGAGCTAGAAATATTCGTCATTTATGCTATAATCGTTTTAGACACAGCAATGTGTTCAAATTTTCATCTATTCGTAAGTTAGCCTTCGGGCTGACTTTTTATTTCCATTATTCACATGTTAATCTTGTTGTTGTTTAGGCAGGTACTTCGGTACTTGCCTATTTTTTTATGCAAATTTTAAAAAACACTTGACTAATAAACATTTGTTTAGTATAATTATATTTGTAGGTTAGTTGATGACTTACAAATTATGTGTAAGGAGGTGAAAAGCCTCATGCTAGACATAATAAAAACACTTCTAGAACATCAAGTATTGGCAGTACTGATAATTCCAGAAGTGTTAAAACAACTTAGAGAATGGCATCTCGGCTACCTAGACCGAAAGCCAAACAACAAAGATTAACATTATGCTTGGAGCCTGATGGCTCCTCCTTACACTTATATAATATAATATTATTTGGAGGTTTTCAATTATGACAGAACAAATGTATTTAATATTGTTTTTATTAAGCCTACCATTGTTATTATTTATCGGGAGAAAAACACATTTTTATTGTTTAGATAAAAAGAATGGACGTAGATAATATGAGTGATTATAAATTAAAAATAATTGAATTGATCAAAAGTGATATAACAGGTTACCAAATTCACAAACAAACTGGCGTAGCGCAATATGTAATTTCACAATTAAGGCAAGGAAAGCGCGAAGTAGATAACTTAACTTTAAATACAACTGAAAAACTATACAGTTACGCACGACAAGTGTTATAATATAAATGTGAAATGGTCATTCTTGAAATGACTCGGTCGCTACTGGCACAGACCGTTTAAAGTGTCACCACAACATGAACTGAGAATTCATATGACGTTGCTGACGAGCGACAAAGCTCTGTGTTCCTGGATGGGAGTAAGTTTGTGTGGTGGTGCATAACAAGTCGCTGAAATATTTGCGACATAATAAAGCATATTATCGGTTTTATTAAGTGCTAAAGGCACATCTTAACCACCCATACTAGTTACTGGGTGGTTGTTTTTTATGTTATATTATAAATGATCAAACCACACCACCTATTAATTTAGGAGTGTGGTTATTTTAATATATGAAGCTAAAATAACTACAAATGATACCATTTTTGATACCAAAAAATAATAACCTCAAAATATCGAGAGAAATAACTTCATTTTAAATCGCATTAAATCAATGTTTCTATAAAAATAAGTCCTTAAAAATTAGTTTTTTCAATCGAAATGGAAGGTAGTATTGGATAGCTTTAAACCGCGTTGTTAAGCCATTCTT